GGTTGTCCGAATGGGCGAAGCGTGAATCCATGAGGAAAGAAAAGGAACGAAAGGTGTTTAGGCGATGAACGATTCTGCATCTCTTGAGTTCTATAAGCTGGCAGAAGCACTCAAGCAAAAGCTGGCAACGAACAAGCTTGCATCGTGGAAGCCATACCCTAAACAAAAAGACTTCATGTATTGCAAGAACAAGATCAAGGTGATGTTCGGAGCTAATCAGTGTCTAGCATGGGATCAGGAAATCTATGATCCAGTCTTGAAGGTATCGCGCAAGGTTAGCGAGATTGACTCAGACTTCCATGTTGAGGCATGGGATGGTGAAAAGCGTGTTGTTGCCAAAGCCCATAAGCCTTATCGCAAGGAAGACGATGACATCTATTTGGTTACATTCGGTAGCGGTGAGACAATCAAATGCACCAGACGGCACATGCTTATGTGCGAAACGGGGTGGTGCGAGTTGCAATTCACACCAGATAACGGGGTTTCCGACTTCACATATGGTACTTCTGGTGAGTGTATTTGCGACACAATCTCAATACCAGTAGAGGAATTGTCAGATAGTTTGCGTCTCGGTATTGCACTGTCTGGGCGTATTGCGTCTGGTAATAACCAGATCATGACGATCAAGATGATCCACTGTTGTGAGTCTGGACGGGAAGTGTGGGACTTTGAGGTTGAAGGCTATGGTAACTATTTCATAGGCTCGATACTTAACCACAACTCAGGCAAGACGACTACCGTGTGTGCAGAATTGACTTACCATCTTACTGGTGTATATCCAGAAGGCTGGGAAGGTGTTAAATACAATCGTCCTGTTGACATCTGGATTGCCGGTGAAACCAATGTGCGTGTCCGCGACACGTTACAGGAGAAGCTGTTTGGGCGTCCAGGACAGATGGGGACTGGGACTATCCCGAAGCAATACATCGACGTTGATTCGATAATCCGAAAGCCGGGTATCCCATACGCGATAGATATTGCACGTATCAAGCATCATACCGACGGCATTGAAGATGGGTTCTCTACTATCCAGTTCTTCTCTTACGACATGAAGCGCGAGGCTTTTCAGGGTTCCAGTGTTGACATCATTGAGTTTGACGAGGAGCCTCCTGACGACATCAATGATGAGTGTAAGATGCGTGTTATTGCCAAGAGTGGACGCCTATTCTATACGTTCACGCCTCTCAAGGGCATGACACCGTTGTGGAATGAGTTAAATAAAAATGAGGATGTTGGCAAGTTCTGGCTTACGTGGGATGACATTACCCATCTAAAGGAAGAAGACAAAGAAGCTCTGGTCAAGGGCATGTCTGAAGAACAGATTCGTGCCCGCAAGTATGGTGTTGCAACCGTTGGTTCATCTCAGATATTCCAGTTCCAAGAGGATGATTATGTTTGTGATGACTTCCAGATCCCGAAATGGTGGCCTAGGCTTGGCGGTCTTGATATTGGCGTCAATCACCCTACTGGTGCTGTCGCTGCTGCCTACGACGAAGAAGCCGACACTATCTACATCTACCGCGAGTATCAGAAGGCAGGTGGTGCAGGGGCCAAGGAACACGCCCTTGTCTTGCGTAAGTGGGATATGCCGTTTGCAATTGACCGTTCGGCATGGCAGAGGGACAAGGCTGTAACCATTACGCCAGCATCAGTCTACGAGGATTGTGGGCTTTCTCTTGTAAACGCCGGGAATGTTGCAGGAACCACGATGCCTTCTATTATTGAAATACGCAACCGCATTCTTGAGGGCAGATTCTTTATTTTCAGAAGTTTATCAATGCTGCGCGAGCAAATGCGGTTATACAGGACCAAGGATAATGGCATTGATATCTATAAGCTGAATGACGATTTGATCGACCCTATGCGATATGTTGTGATGAATATTAAATCGGCAACGCAATTAAAATCTGGGAACAATGATATAATCCTACCCGATGACGATTTGCCGTTCGATTCCTACTCATTCATTTAGAGGATAAAATGCAAGAAGATCCGATGGTCACAAATGGTCAGTTCGATCCGGTCAGTGATGACGTGGCTTTCGAGAACGACAGCGATCTTGCCAGCGAACTTGAGAGCAAGGCTGCACTCGAAGATCATAGCGATGCCATTTGCTCAAAGACCATGAATGAGTTTTCCGTTTACGAAGCCTTCAGGCTAGCCGCCGAGAAGATCCGTATTCGTGCCCATTACAATACCCGTGGTTTGTATGACCCTGAGATTGACGTGTCGGATTCAAAGGTCAAGCCGTTCGTTAAGATCACTGGACCCAAGGTGCAGGCCGGTATCGCGCTTCTCGTCCCCATCTTGCTTCCCCCCGGAAAGCCGTGCTGGTCGCTTGACCCTTCGCCTAAAGCCCATATCCCATCCGTTGAGTTTGCGCTGAAGTCAAAGGGATTGCCTCCAGAACAGATCCAGGCGGAAGTTGACAAGGTTGCTCGCAAGGCGGCTGACGAACTATCCGTTGATGTTTGGGATTCGCTTTGTGAGTCTGGGTTTGCGCCAAAAGCGTATTCCATGATTCGTTCCGCTACGCAGTATGGAACAGGCATCGCCCATGGTCCGTTCGTCACCAAGGATAAGAATGGTATCAAGCTGGATTGGCAATCCCTGTCTTGGTGGTCTGTCTACCGTGACCCTTGGGGCAAGTCTGTTGAGGATTGCAACTCTATCATCACGCGCAAGGTGATTACCAAGTCTGAACTTATCAAGCTGAAGAAAGACAAGGTGTATAGCGCAGAGAAGATTGACAAGGTTCTCAATGCTTTCCCCAACGGCAACTGGTCGCCAAAGTGGTGGGAGATGCTGCTGAATGTGGCCGACAATGGGCAGGCACCTTACCCTACTGGTGGGCGTTATGAAGTGTTCACTCGCTGGGGATATCAGACTGGCAACGACATCCGGGAATGTGGGTTCGACGTTGACGATGACAGCCTCGATGAGCAGGTAATGGCTTATGCTGTCTGCGTTGGCAATGAAACCATCTCGGTTGGCGTGAGCGACCTGCACTCAGACCGTCTGCCTTTCTACTTTGTGCCTCACTTCGCTGTCCCTGATTCGCTTGATGGCGTTGGTGTCCCTGAAGCCATGTTTGACTCGCAGGATAGCGTTAATGCTTGCGAGCGAGGGAAGATCAACAATCTAGCGTTCGCTGTTAAGCCGATGATGGCCGTCCAGACTGATCGCCTTGACCCCCGAATGAAGAACCTTGAGATCAAGCCAGGTATGCTGTGGCCCACCATCTCATCCGAAGTCAACCGTGGAGATCCCATTAAGGAAATCCAGGTCAATATGCACTTGGCGGAAATTGATGGTGTCCAGCAGGTTTCCAAGACCTTTGCATCAGAGGAAACCGGCATCCCCAACTTCCTTCAGGGAATGGGCGGTGAAGGCGTACACAACCGGACAGAGGGCGGTGCGCGTCTCCAGTTTGATAACGCCGTCAACTCAATCAAGACGGTCGTGTTCAACTACGAGAACTTCTTTATCATCCCTTTCATCAAGAAATGTGCTGATGCCTTCCTAAAGTTTGACGACAGCGACCGCATCCGTGGCGACGTGAGGGTTATCGCCACTGGCGTTCAAGGCATGATTGCCAAAGAGAATATGGCTAATGATGTTCTCCAGTTCGCCCAGATCGCCGCAAGCAACCCCGAATGGGCAAAGCGGGTTGATCCTGCCGCTGCATTTGGCGCGATCGTCCGTGGCCGTGGTATGACGCTAAATGATATTGTTCTGCCGGATTCCGTTGTCCAGCAGCGAGCCGTCCAGCAGCAGGCTCTCAGCGATGCTTCTGCCGAGAATGTCGCTAATGCCAATGCTCAGGCCCAGGCTAAAGTCAAGGCTGAAACCAGCCCGGTTGATACGGTGATTGACGCCATGAACCGTGCGCCAGACGGATCGCTTATGCAGATTACGTTGATAAGGGACGCGCTCCAGATGAAGGGCGTGCTTTCCCCAGAGACGGCGCAGGCGATCGAGAAGCAGATGCAGTTGCTTAGTTTTGGCAATCAAGTCCAAGCAGCGCAGCATGGGGCAAATTTTGCAGCCGCTACCAATCCTCAGACATATCAGCCAGAGCCTACTGGGCAGCAAGCTAACGCTATGGCCCAGCCCCAACCTGCTGCTATGCCGCACCCAGGAGTGATGCCGAATGTTTAATTGGTTTAAGAAGCCAGAGCCGAAGGTCATTATCCACGAGATTACCCCTATGGATAATATGGATGATGACGAGTTATATGAGCGTTGCCGTGGTCTGTTTGGCACTCTCGAATGGGAATACTTCATCGAGAAGGTCCGCCGAGAACGCAATAAGTCTATGTCGGATCTTGCATATTCGGAAACCACCGACCAGCTTGGTCGCATCCAGGGAAGGATCAAAGCCTATGATTGGATCTTGATGATTGGCAATATCCATGCCAACGAATTGACGCAGTAAATATATTAGCGTAAAATACGCAGTTATGGGTGTCCCGTAAACAGTCGCCACCCAGGGAGAAAAAACAATGTCCGACATGGACGAACTGAAACAAGCAGAAGAAGCCTACCGGAAGGAGCTGGAAGCTAGCCTCTCCAGCGATGGCGAAGTTGTTGTCCCGGATGATGCCGCCAACGACACGCCTGAAGATAACTCTACTGTCCCGGATGATGCCGCCAGCCAGAGCGATAAGGGCACCGAGAAGGCTGAAGTCAAAGACGTTGCCTATTATCAGCGCCTAGCCGAGCAGAAGGCTAAGGAAGCTGAACAGGCGCAAGAGAAGGCCAAAAAGCGTGATACCGACCTTGAGCGTGGTCTTCACGAGAAGATCCGCAAGGAGAAGGAACTTGAAGTGGCCCTCCAGGAAAGGGAGCGTGAACTTCAGGAACTTCGCAAGCAGGTAGAGCGCAAGAAGGTTGAAGAGTCTTCTCTGATTGACGACGAAGCGTTTAGTGAGTTCAACGAAGAGTTTGCTGATCTCGCTCCTCACGTCAAGAAGCTGCTGGAGAAGCAGGCCATTATCAATTCTGAGCGGGCTAAGGCGGAAGCCATGCGCGTTAAGGATGAGATTGAGTCTCAACGTAAAGAACTCCAGGTGTTGATTGACAAGGCGAAGGCCGAGACGGCGCAGACCGAGAATGCCAAGCATTTCGCGGCTGTTAAGGCTCTTGTTCCTGACGCTGACAAAATCTTTGACGGTAAGGGTTACTACCCTGCATTTAAGGCTTGGGCAGAGGATTCCGGTATCCCGTTGTTTCAGAATGTGGCTGGCGCACCGCCTAGCTTCGATCCTAAAGACGTGGCTTACGTCATCAACCGATTTAAGGCTGAGTGTGGCATTAAGAACGCTGCTTCGCCGAAGGCTGGTGATATGCCTGTCAGAACCGGACATGAAACCATCCCGACCGATCGTGTTGACAACGATTACTTCACTTCTGATGAACTAGACAATCTCGAATTCATCGACCGTGAAATGTCTAAGGCAGTAGGCGATCAAGCCAAATTGTTGGCTTTGGTTGCAAAAATCGAAAAATCCGAACGTAAACGGAGGTAACAAATGACCGCCATCGACCTTACCGCGACCTATAAGGATCGCAAGTATCGGCAGCTTAAGAGCCGACCTGTTGAGTTGCAGGAATACATCCGTGTCATCGACTTCGCTGAAGCCGCTGTGAAGAAGGGTTCCGCCCTTGCCCAGAATGACACCATCGACCTGTTCACCATCCCGGTTGGAACCTACATCTATGATTGCTTTGCAGTCATCAAGACTGCTTCCGCTGCTGCTGGGACTGTCCAGATCGGTGACTCTGGCTCCGCAACTGGTTTCATCACGTCCATCTCGACCAACGCGACTGCGCTCACGGCTGTCCCTGGGAATGGCGCGTATGTCTACAGCACGACTGCCGCGACGGCCCCCAAGCTGTATGCGACCGCCAATGCTGTTCGTTGCACGGTCTCTGGTGCAACTGCCCCTGCGGACGGCATCATCGAACTGCACGTCTTCTACAACGAAACCCCCAGTTCCGTCAATGAGTAAGGAGGACTAAACAATGGCTATTTCTCGCGTTGGTAACAATCTTGCGACTAGGAATCATCTTCCAGTTTCTTATTCGCCCGCCCTTATCGCTCGGTATTATGCCGAGGATATGATCCCCAAGATCACCACGAACAAGTATGACACTGGCCTGCTCGCCAAGAACCATGGTGAGAAGCTGGTCATCCGTCGTGAACCCGTGTTCGTGACTGAGGACGTGGACATCAACGCTCCGATCAACTGGCAGAATGTGGATTTCGATTCCATCTCCGTTGAACTGAGCTACTTCAAGCGGACCGCTGGGAAGGTTGATAACCTCGACCTGAAGACCAGCGATCTGGATCTCGGTGCCGCTATCCCTCGCGCCATGCAGAAGGCGCATTCCGAAATCGTTGGCGCCACGTTGCTTGGCTCGGTTTATACCGGTGCCACCACGACCGCTTACAGCACTGGCACGACTCCTTGGGCGTGGCAGACCAGCACCAACTCTGCCTCTGCTCTGGCCCAGGCTTTCGCTGCGCTGAGTGCCCTGAAGGTGCCCGATGATGGCAATCGTGCCGTTGTCATCCACCCCTACATGGCCCAGTATCTCACGCAGATCCAGCCCGGTTGGGCGCTGAACTCCGGTCTTGCGACTGGTGCCCAGATCGCCGGTCACATCGGCCACTACGCTGGGTTCAACATCTTCGTTAGCCCCTTGGTCCCCGGTGCTGGCACGGCTGCGAATCCGTTCAAGGCTATCGCGCTGCACAAGGACGCCATCGCTATGGCGGCTATCATCAAGGATGCGTGGGCCGGTTCCATGCTCCCTGTGGCTGACGGCTTCGGCTGGAAGCAGAACAGCGTGTTCGGGTTCACGGTTGCCCAGCCTGACGGCTTGGTTTATATGCCGACCACGGTTAGCTAGTTTGTAGTATAGTTGCGGGGGTGAGGCAATTCCGCCAATCCCCCGCACTATATGACGGAGAACAAATGATCTTGATGAACGAAACCACCCGACTGAACGCCGCGAAGTGCGTTGCCATCCGTAACCTGCGGACTGGTAATGTGTTCCAGCGTGAGCAGAATATCGACAACTGGGCGATGCTGTATGCCGATGCGCAGAGCCGTCCTGGGGTCATGGAGTGTGAATACTCCGAAGCGCCTTCCTTGAGCGAAGCTGAGCGAGTTGTGTATTCCGAGAGCGATCTTCGACAGATGCACATCACCGAACTTCAGCAGATTGGCCGTCGCTATGGTGTTAGCGGACGTGAAAAGACTCCTCTGGTTAAGGACATCCTGTTGATGCAGGGTGCCAAGATTGCTGGCAAGGGTGACAAGTCTAAGTAATTGATTCGGGGGATAGCGTGTCCATTCAGATCAGACAACTGCTTTCGAGGGTCACGCTATACCGCCCTGATATCAATGCCCAGCTTGGGGAAGCGCAGGCACTTTTCGCATTGTATGACGCAGCCCGTAAGGTTGCGCGTGATACGTTCATCTTGCGGCAGGATGTCGGATACCAGCATATTGTAGCCAATACGCATTACGTTGATACGAAGCTGCTTGTAACTGACGCAACGGTATTGCGCGTATGGGACGTGTTCTACAACCGTATCCCAATGGCAAATCCTGTTTATGCAGGGACATGGAACCCATCAACGAATACGCCGTCACTTTCCAATGCGTCTATCCCTTCCGCTGCCACCTATTATCTTTGCTCGGCTGATGGGACTACGGCATTGGGGAGCGAGACGTATTGGAACAAGGGCGACTTGCTTTATTCCACTGGGACTAGCTGGAAGAAGTGGGGCAAAGATAAGGCTGTTAAGCTGAACGAGCGCAATAAGCCGACTATCGAGATGCAGCGTCCGGCACCACAGGATGGACGTGGTGACATCCGTGAATACTCCCAAGAGAATGGCGTTGCCTTCTTCTATACGCCTAACCAGTATGATTCAGTGATGTCTTTCAATATGGCCGTTGTTCCTAGTGACAGGGATATTGAGGACTATGATCTGCCCGAAGAAGCAGAAGATGTGATTCTGGCTGGAGCGAAGGCGTATATCTTGGAGCTTCCCGGTGAAGCGCACAATATGGCTCTTTCAATGCAATACAAGAATGAGTTCAAGGAAGGCATTGGACGGCTGAAGGCTGTTGGGCTTCTTGGTTGGGGTGCTTACGCTGAATACGACCAAGGCAACTTCACTGGGAGGACTCGCTAATGTCAACCGCTCCAGAGGCGTTTACTGCCGCCCAGTTGGAAGATCAGGTCAGGAATCTGCTGTCCGACAATATCAACTTTGCCACCACAGCGCCAGACGGGAAAGACCCGCAAACGTGGTCCACGCAGCAAGTATATGATGCTTTCAATTACGCCATTAAAGAATACTGCAAAGCAACTAACGCTACATATCTTGAAGAGGCTGCATCTCTAGATCCTTACGGCATTGCCGATGTGCCTGCCGATTACCTTGAAATCAATAATGTCTACTATCCGGCCTATCCAATTGGGATATAACTATGGCAGTGTCACCATCTGCGTTGACAGCATCCGAATTGGAAGTGCAGGTAAGAGAGCTTGTCGGTGATTACATCACCTTTGAGGCTACTGCTCCAGACAGCCTGGACCCACAAACGTGGTCTTCGCAGCAAATATATGATTCATTAAACTTTGCTATCAAGCAGTATTGCAAAGCCACGAGAGCTTCGTTCCGGCAGTTGACGTCCGATCTGGATTCGGATGGTGCAGCATTGATCCCAACGTCATATTTAGATGTCGA